ACGTGACCAGAGCCTCCGGGGTTAGTAGTAGCTCTCATATACACAGGTAAGTCTGATGCAGCAGACCTCAACCTTGACCTTAAGTAATCCCAAGCAAATGGTGTGGCCCACTGCGTCAACTCGTCAAAGCCTATCCAACAAAAAGACAAACCCTGATAGCGTAGTACATCTTCATCTCTATCAAGATAAGACAACCACAACCTACCACCAGCAGGGGAAGTCCACTGCATTTTTCTTTCTGACCATTTAATGCCGGGAATAATCTTTGGATAAATTTCTTGAGACTTCCAAATAAGTTCCCTTAGTTCTTCCGTAGTTTTACGGAGCAATAGGCCAGAAAATTGTGGATGTATTAAGTATCTAAGCGGATCAGCAAGCATAGCGTAGCTTTTACCACCACCTGCTGCTCCTCCGTATAAAACTTCACGCTCATTGGCTGCAAGAAAATCTGTTTGCGGCCCTACATTAGGCTTAAATACTACATTATGTTCTTCGTAAGAAAGCTTAACCGTATTATTACTAGCTTTAACTTCTTTTATCTTAGGTTCAGGCGGTTGCTCGGCTTTTTTCCTCGCTGCTGCCTTTTTCTTTCGAGCCTGTGTGCTTGATTTCAAGTTCTTCAAGCTTTTCGAGGGCTTTTTTGTACGTGGCAAGCCAGTTGCGGTAAGCTGTAGCTTTATTTTTTCTTTTTCTTTCCGTGTTGACTCGCTTTCTGAGGCCAACGTGGGAAATTGATCGTCCAGTTTTGTCACTTAACCACCTTGCAACTTCTCGGTAGGAGTATTCTTTTACATATTGACGAGCTAAGTCTAAAGCTTCTAGCTCTAAGAACACAGGATCAAGAATATCAGGATCGTGTTCGTTTTGTACATAACCAAAAGGAATAGTTCTACTAATCCTTGGTATCTGCATCCAATTACCTTCTGAGTCGCGTAGACCTACCGGATCAGGCAACTCATAGTAAGGTAATCTATTCTTCTTCGTCACTTTGTTTCGGTGGCAACAGCATAATACCGTTAGGTGTAGCCACTTCTACTTTGTCCGTCTTTTGAACGCCCACTCTATCCAAAATTTCAGTGGCCGCTTTGAGTAAGTTTGCCGTACCCAGTTGGCCGGGGTCACGCAAAATTCCTGCCATGCCAATCGCAGCACGTGGAGCGTTGAGTGCCAAATATTCTTTAGTAAGTTCCAATACTTCATCTTTTAAAGTTTTAATAACCTCGCCTACGCTAGTATTATCGCTGTATCCAGCTAGTTTTTTTGCTTCATTAAAGTCCCCGTTAGCTTCGTGAAATAAAACACGCAAAAAAGCTTGTTGTTTTTCGGTATATTCCCGTTCCATTATTTTTTCATGCTCCTATCACCAAACCACCAAGTAACAGCAGTAGTAGTTAAAAATAGTATTTGATTAGAAATCTCACGTTTAATAACGTCGTCACCTAAAGCTTCTAAAAATACGTAAACAGAAAAGCCCAGTAGCATAAAAGTTAGAATAGGCCGAACAAATCTTAAGATGTTGCCAATTATAGAACCACTGTAAGAAGCATCATGTGCGTATGAAGCAGCTTTAATTGTAGCAGCAGCATTTTCTTCTGCTATAGCACGTTCGCTTTCTAACTCAGCACTACGTGCTTCGATCTGCATTTCTTGTAGCTTTAGTTCTTGGTCAAACTCTAGCGCCATCTTTTTAAGCTTTTGTCTGGTTTCTAAAAACCTTCCTGCTTGACCAATAACACTACCAATAATACCTGTAGCACCACCAGTAAGAACTGAACCTATAATGTCAAACATATAATTACCACGTTGCTTCTTTAGGTCTATTATCTACATGGACAAAAGAAGTATAGTTAATGCCTAGTCCTTTAAACCCTACTGCTTTAGCTGCGTATATAATTGCTTCTTTATCTTGACCAGCTAAAGAAATATCAAATGCAGTTGAAGGGTTGTTTTCAGTTGCTCTGTGCTGACTTAGCGGAGCGCCACCAACTTTAGAATTGTATACAGGGCACCGACATGCGCTATTAAGTACCATAGGTTTGCCCAGTAAATCTCGCAGTTGTTGCAGTTTTGTTAGTGCATCTTCTTGGACATAAGCAGAGTTACAACCACACTTGCAAACTATCTCTTGCCAAGTAAACGAAGCTGTTGCTTGTGCTGTAGGAAGAACCTCACCTCTAAGAGTACTAACCATTTATGCGTTTAGTACAGTCCAAAAAATAGTTATAACCGCAATGATGCTAGATAAAGTAGATAGCATAATCATACTTTCTAATCTTTTAATTCTACCAACTAAACTATCTAGTTGTTTTTCCATAGTAGAATACCTCACAGCACATTCCCGCTCATGTGCAGCTAGTTCTGCAGCTACAACAGTAGGACTAATGTTTTCGTTAATTTCCATAACTATGCTTTAGCCTTTTTTCTTTTGCGTTTAGATTTAGGTTTAGGTTTAACCGTACCTATAGAAATAACAATAGCAAGAGGAGAAGACTTACGAGGCTTTCTAGATTTGCTACTGACAGTTTTTTTGCTTTTTCTTGCCATGGTAATGTCCTCTCCCCTATCTTTTTCTAGCCTTGTCTTGCCATTGCCTAAATGGGCCTTTCTTTTCTCGCTTAGGCGTTACTTTACTGTGCCGCCCTTTTCTGCGAATCTTGGACTTTTTCATAGGCCCACCACTAAGACCAATTGCGCCACGACTAGCCATTTTAACCTCTTGTAGCTTTTGGTGGAGTAGGTTTATTTCTTGGTCTTACTGCTCTAGGCGTTTTGCCTTCTTTATCATTTATGTATTGTGTTAAACTTTGTCCGGGTTTTAAATCTGAAGCAAGAACAGCAGCCATTTTTCTTCCTGTTTTTGGATTTTTATAATACAAATCACCTGCCGCCCGTGCAGCACGTAAACTAGTTTTAAGTTCACCGTTTTTTCTAGAAGCCAACCTTTTTTTAATGCCTTCAGGATCAAATTTAGGTTTTGGCTTTGCTACCGCTGAAGTTTTAGCGGGAGGTTTATTTTTTATTTTTGATTGAGACACTGCTGCTGCAGCTTTATTCATAGTTTTTTTAGCTTCAGGAGAAATGTCTGCAGGTTTTTTATTTTTTATTTTTGATTGAGACACTGCTGCTGCAGCTTTATTCATAGCTTTTTTAGCTTTAGGAGAAATGTCTGCAGGTTTTTTATCTCGCTGTAAAGCAACTGCAACTGTACCTGCAGCTTCTGCTGTAGTTAGTAATCTTTTTTGAGTATTTCTTGCATTAGCAGCCACTTCTCGCGCTCGTGCTGACTCTTTAATAGCTTGCGCTCTAGGAACACCAGACCTAACGGGCGTAGGTGCTGGTATATTTGCCAGTCTGCCTGTTTTAGTAAATGTTCTAGTTATAAAATTTTGTACATTTTTAGGTACATTATCACTTGTTCTTAATGTTTGAATAAGTTTATTAGCTTGTTTTTGTCCATACTTAGTTTTTAAACCAGCTTTTACTGCAGCAGTAAGAGCATACCTAACTCCGTTAATAATCATTATTTTTTCCTCTTAACCATTATATTTTTAGCTAAACCACCAGCAAAGTAGTTATGCACTTTCATGCCACCATTTCTCATGGCTGTGTAAGCCCGTGTCTTTTTTGCTACATTCTTAGGCTGCTTAGAAACTTGCTTGCCTTCTTTAGTTGTTTTACGTTTAGCTGCTGTAGTAGCTGCATACTCTTGATTAGATAAAGCACCTATAGCAGCTTTAGGAAGGTAGCGTTCTCCTGTAGCTTTTGGCCCTTGAGTAGAAGGCTTACCTGACTTAGTGCCCCAATCTGCATCTGTCCAAGTCTTAAGAGACTGTTGTGATTTACGTAAAGCCATTTACTTCTTAGCGTTCCTAGACATAAATGCTGCTGCACCAAAGTAAGCAGACACAACACCAGCCATACCTATGTAAAATAAACTAAACAAATCTGATAACGCATTAATTCTGCTATCAGGAAAGATAGGAAGAAATACAAGTGCAGTAAATACAAGCATGGCAATCATAGCTATCCATGCCATGTGTCGCTGTGCATCGTGTTTCTCATGCTTGTCTAGTGCTTCAATAGCAGCTAGTTCATGATCATCCACTATGCCATCCTGATTAAGATCAAGCGCACTGTATTTACTTTCTTCTTGTAGTTTCTTCTGATTAGCCACGGCGCTTAGGAGACTTCACCATGCCTCCAACACGCATACTTTTCTTTTTGCCTTTTACCATGCCACCGCCACGCATAGTCTTTTTCTTGCCTTTACCTGCCATGCCACCGCCGCGCATCTTCTTAATTCTTTTGCCCTTCATCATTATAGACTCTCCTGTATGATTGCCGTTTTAAAACAGTGTCTTCGTAATACTGCTTATCCCAGTTGTCGTAGTAACCTTGCTTATGTAAACTAGCCGAAGCTTCTTCTAATTTACTGAAAGGCTGAATAAGCACCATGAAAAAATCATTTTCAGTTTCTAGGTTATCTTCTAAAAACTCTACCTCTTCACTATCATCATATGGATGAAAGGGCATAAGGTAAACATCATCTCTAACAAACGTATAGTTTAAAGCTTCAACACTGTATGCAAGAGCATCAATGTCCATACGAAAATCATCACAAGCTACAATAATTAATTCTTTTTCTTGTTCTTTTAATGTTCTTGCTTCTTTAGTTAACTCAAACAAAAAGTCGTCAGCATTTTCTACTTCAACAACTTTTACTGTGTTAGTTAACCTAGCCTTTTGTGCGTAAGGGCAAACTGCCCAGCCATCTAGCTTTTTACTTTTCTGTTCTACAAAATATTCAGACCAATGTAGAATTTCTTCTGTTATAGTTTTCATTTAGCTCCTAGCAAAGGAGCCACGCTTTCTGAGCATATGTGTTACTTAAAAAGCGTGGCCTATCCTTTTTGCTAAAAGTTGAATACTAAAGTTACCCAGAAACAAGAGTCAACCATATCTAAGTTGACTTCCATTACTAGGATACAGCAGCACTAAATGGCGTAGCTTCCGTGCCACTTGCCGTAAGTACGCCTTTAACCATATACTGGTTGGTAGCAATATCAATAAGCGTAATTTCGTCACCAATAGAAACGCCACCTTTGGTCGTGCCGTTGAGCGTAATAGTATCTGAATCAGAAGCAGTGTTAAAGCTGACAACTGTATTTGCACTATCTTGGTGCAGAATAACAGAACCATCAATCGTGTCCGTAGCATCAGCAACTTGAATAACATAGTTGGATGTGTTGACTACCGATACGATAAACTGAAACTCTGCGCCCGAACCTGTGGCCGCTGGTAGAGTAAAGGTTGCCGCTGCATCCCCACCTACTTCACCCATAAGCAAAATACGACCAGCATGATCAGCGTTTGTTAGTGTAGCAGTTCCTGTCAGAGTAACTAAATCTCTAATAAACGACCCACCAAGAGTAGTTGTACCTGCAGTAACTGTAAGGCCACCCGAAACGACCTCCATTCCATTCTCAATAAAAACGTCTTCAGGGACACGGGAAACCCCTTGCGCGATTCGTGTAGAAGCCATGTTAAAATCTCCTTTAGTATAGCTTTAGCAAAGTGATAGTTTTACGTGTTACCACTCCACGTATTATTCTGTAATTCTAAATTAAAATATCTATCAAACCTTTTTTAGAAGGCTTAGTTTTTGTATCCACCACCGGCTGCTTTGTACGCTTTTGCCAACATCTGGGCTTTTCTTGCAGACCATTGTCCGGGCTTGCCACCTTTTCCACCCGCCTTGATGCGGCTGAATAGACGTTTACGTAAAGCCGGTTTAGTGTAGTTTCCAGCCTCATTGACTCT